TAAATGCGCAGCGACTGGTACGGGCGCGGGCGTCAATCCGCGTGCTCTGCCCTGCATACTGCCCGGTTGGTGGGCCGATTAAAGATCGACCCGACACAACGTGTCAACGTGGGGGTGGTCGCCGAGAGCGGGTCCACCGTTCCACGTGGCAATGTACGCCTCAAAGTCGCGCTCATCGTCGCGCGTCAGGCCGTACAAGTGGTGCAGCATGCTCCAAGTTTCATCAACGACATCGCCGCAATCCTCGTGCGGCAAACGACCATCAGGCTCAGCGTCCCCATACAGTTGACGAGCACGCTGCAGGAAGACGCGAAGAAAGGGTACATGACGGTTGTCGGCCCAGAGGCTGGCGACAACGCCAGCGAGAGATTGCTTCATAACAGGCTCATGGCTGTAACCGAACCGCGCCAAGGCCCTTCCGGGCTTCGCGCCGAGAGAGTGGCCGCGTGTTGATGGCCACAAACGCTTTGAGCAGAAATCAATCTCCCAACGTTCGCGAGTGAACTTGGGCTTTGAAGTAAATCCAATACGAGCAAGCTGGGCTTTGAAATCGACTCGTTCCAGCCAGCGGGGACCGCGGATCACGATGTCGTCGCCGAGGACGACGATTTTGATCTGTCGAAGAATGTCCACGTACGACTCACCGGTTGTTTGTCGAATCGCCCACAAGTGCATGAGAGCGTTGAGCACCGAATTGTCGCATGATGTATTGGCATCGCCAGACTTGCGTTGACCATGAACCGAATAGACATGTCGGCCCTGCATGGTAACACCCTTGGTAAACAACTGTTCAGCAAGGCAGCCCAGCTCACGTTCACTGAAGCAATACTGCTCCTTGAACTTGTTGAGCGCGTCGAGGTGCATCTCGTCCACGCTCCGATCGAACCGCGACACGTCGCCACAGAAATTTGAGGCGTAATCGTCATCAAACGCCCGGGCAACTTGAAAGCCCGTCATTCCCGACGCATACGTGATGCAGTTGTCCACGGACCAAATCAAAGCGAGGCACTTCGACCACGCAAAGTGCGGAGGCCCGAGAGTGACATGGACAGGTTGTCCGACTGTTTGAATGTGCCGTGGATCACCAGCTGAGTCGATGCCGAGGACGTAATGGTAGAACCACTCGTCGACGGACATGTTTTTCTTTTCGACTTTGACGAACATCGTTCGCCGGTGATAGGTGGGCCGAAATAAAACGAAGGACTCTTCGAACGCTTCATCGTGTTTCAGTACCATGTGTGTGCCGAAGCGACTTGCGCTGTTCCAGGCACGGTACGCTTCCTCGTGAGATCCAAACACGAAGTCGCGCGGGCAATAGGGCATACCCACTCCCAAACCATCCCCATCGAACCTAGGTTCACGGATGGTGATGTTTTGCATGTCGAGCAGCTCATGATGGAAAGCGTGCTGTTCCCCTTCATTGCGCTCTAGCGGATTGCCATACATGCGTCGGGCTGCGGCCAGCTCGGAATGTCCATCGGGTCGAACGACCACTGGCGTATGATTTCGCCAAGCTAGACTCCAATGATGACATAGACGCGGGGGTTTTTCCAGAAAGGGGCTTGGCTTGAAAGCAGGATCATCGACCACCATTGTTGGTCTGGTCGTCACCAAGTCCTGACGGCGGTGCTCAACTCGCCGCTGCTGAAACCCGAAGAAAATGGTTGCCATCAGCAACAACCGAACCGGCCAGGGGACGCGCAACTCGAGCTCCATGACCAATGTGTTCCACACGTAGTGGCACAGCAGGGACCACGCGAACGGCATGTACGCCAGAACGTTGTGTACCACAATGCGCGCCCCCAACGGTGACCCCTCGAACAGAGCGAGGGCGGTAGACGTGACCCATCTTGGCACGTATGGCAACCGTTTGAACACTTCTTCAACCACGACGCCCCAAAGAAGATTGAGATGTCGTGCCCACCCAACAACCGCGCGATGCTTCGCTTCGTCAAAACTGCCGTCCTCCGACCGGCAATGTTCCAAAGAGCCCTGAATGATTGCGGCATCATTTGCTTGAATTCGCGAAATGCGCTTGCCGTTCAGGTCATCGGCTTGTCGTTGCACCGCTTGG